GTTAAATTTTGAATTGTTTGTTTAGCAACATAATAGTCAATGAACTTTGATAAGTTTTGCATTGTTTCAGTATTGATTGTACCTAAATCACTTACTGGATCTAAGTTACTCCAATCTTTGTATGTTCCGTCTAATAGTTCATCTACTCTGCGTTCTAATCCGCTATTTGCATCACCAATATATAATGGATCAATAAAATCTGTTGTACCATTGTTTGGGTATGTAAATATTTGTTTCATATCAGCCATTAATAAATCCCCTGTTTGCCGCGTCTATTGTAGGCGTGTTGTATTATGCCTTCAATTTGCTTTTTGTTCTTTAACAGGAATTCAGTTCCTGTCTGTGTGTCAATTGCTTGTATTGTTATATTTACCGCAGGCTTGGTACCACCAATTTCATCCATAGGTGTAACAGTTGCTGGTCCGCTAATTAATTCTGGACCTGCCTCTCCAGCAATGCCAAGTTTTCCTGCACCCAGTGTACCACCATTAGCAAAGAACGGTATAGGTCCACCTGCTGGTCCGCCTAATGCTGGAAGACTTAGTCCACCACCACCACCGCCAAACAGTCCACCAAAGAAGTCAAATATGCCACCAAGGAAGCCACCGCCTCCTCCACCGCCACCACCAAATAAACTGCCAAAGATACCGCTTAATTGGTTACCACCTTTTAGTGTATCTTGTATCAATGAACTTAATGATGATCTCCATAATCCTGCAAAGCTATCAAAGTTTAAGTTACCATTTGCTAATCCATCTGCAAGTATTTTGTCAAAGTCATTGTTGAAGTTTGTAACAAAGTCATTTGTGGCAGTTCCGCTTTTGTTCATTTCATTTTGTACTGTTGATGTAGTGTTTTTAAAGTTTTTGGTTACACCGTCATGCATTTGTTTTGTTTTGTTTACTGTACCAGTTTTCATTTTCTCATACCAAGCCATAACTGCGTTAACTAGATCTGGAACAAATGAGTTTTCATATACTTCTTCATTTGTTTTCTTAAAGAATCCTGTAACACCTTCCCACATGCCTTTGGCTTTTTCTACTGCACCGTCTTTCATGTCAGTGAATCCACCAAGCACTGCGTCTTTCATTTCTTTGACTTTTTCTGGAACTGCTAATAGTTTATCAATTAATTTTTGTACAAATTCTACAACTTTATCAATTGCTTCACCGGCAGTTTCAAATCCTGATTTTAATAATGGTATTGAACTTTCTACTAAAGGTGCAATTGCTTCAGCAACACTTCCTAGTATTTCAAATACCTTGCTTAATATTGGCCATACAATGTCTGTTAGTATTGTGCCAAGTAATTCAAATACAGGTGTTAGATTATCTAATGCACCTTTAACACTTTCAATAATACCAGGCAACTTCTCCATAATATCTTCTGTAAATTTTACCAACATTGGAAGCAATGGTGTAATAGCATCAGTCATCATCTGACCCAAGCCGTCTTTTAATCTACCAATGTTATCATTAAACTTTTCTGCATTCTCTGCCGCACTTACATCTACAATGTTTGAGTTAGCGGCAACATCTGCAAGTGTGCCTTCTAACGCTTCTGCGGTTGTGTTTAGACTTGCAAACTGTTCTTGAATTAATGGACCTGCACGCCCACCAACAACTTTTGCAAAGTCTTCTGTTGTAATCTTACCCTCATTCAGGGCATTCATCATAGCTTTAAGTAATTCTGGACCTGATTTGATTTCACCATTTGCATCTCTTACACTGTCACCTAGTTTGTCAGTGACTGCAGCAAATGATTTTTGGCCTTCTAAGCCTGCTTTAATTCTTGAATTTGTTTGAAGCATAGCCCTGTCAAATGTAGCAGCGTCAATACCTGCTTCACCCATGGCTTTTTGCATTACTTGGAAACCTTGGAATGCTTCATTACTACCAGCGGCGCCTGCCGCCCTTGCACTTTTGGCCAAGTTATCAAAACTATCAATTGTGTCTTGTATCTTGCCCGCTACTGCCATTGCACCCATTGCCGCGGCTGCAATTCCTATGGCTGCCTTAAACTTACCTGCACTTGCTGTTAACCCACCTAAGCCTTTGTCAACTTTTGAAATACCTTTGTTGGCACTACTGGCGTCAGCTGTAATTGTAATATTATGATTGGTAGCCATAGTTATTAGTTCCTTTTATTTTGTTGTTTAGCAACATAGTCAAAGTATTTAACCCATGACTCCATTTCTAAACTAGTGACATTGTTCATCACCCAATGCACTGTCTGACCTAAATTTTCTGCTATCTTAAAGATAAACAGTAAGTCTAGATCATCAGTTAGTTTCCCAATGCTTCCTTTGCCGCTGTCTTAGCCTCATTCATTTCCGCTACAACACGGATAATAATTTCTGGATCAACCTCACGCATGAAAACAACTTTGTCTGCTGGTGCAAACATTTTCTTTCCATCTTCAAGTAACGCTTTATTCAATAGCGTTTCTACTAGGGCTTCAACCATATTACCTTTAGCGTGTAGTTCAATAATCTTTTGTTCTACTGCAAAGTTAGTTGCTGCCTTAAAATATATTGTTGCGTTCCACTCTGGAACTTCTATCTTCATTAGATCTTGTGCTAGGGCACTTCTAAAGTGACCTCTTGCATTGTCTAATACTGATTCTTTTTTATTGCTCATTTTATGGTTTCCTTGTTTTGTTTATTGCTGGTTTCACAATGGCTTTTGCTTGTCTGCTCCATCCTTTGTCTAACCTTTCAATGTACTCTATGTTATTTCTTATAACAATCTTCTTACCACCTTTTTCAATAACTTTGCCCATCTTCTCAACATTCTTCCAACCACGCTGTGCTTGTCCGGTGTCTATAGGGGTCAATGTAACTAGTTTAGTGAATAATCTTTCTTGGTATTCATTATAATCACGGGCTATTTCTTTCAATAGCTTTTTACCTGCTTTTGTAGAAATGCCCATGATAATAACTTATTAGACAGTGATGTCTGTAGTTAATTGTCCAGTACCACTGAAACTCAAACTTACTGTTTGAATATCACCTAGTGATGCTGAATTTTCAATAGATGTAACTACTGCATTACCTGTAAAACTCATAGCCTGTGCGGCATCTGGATAAAAGATAAGTGCAACAGTAGTACCTACTGCTACTTCATTAGCTGCCTGAGTTGCACTTGCGTCCATGAAGTTAGCGTCTGCTGAGCCTTCCCATGAAAACAACCCTGACTTGTGTTCTTTCCAAGTTGAACCCATAGATGCACACTCTAATACTTCCGCATTCTGTGATACACTCCATGAAGTCAAACTTGCAATGTTGGTGCCGTCAACTGATAGAGCACCGTCTTTTCCTGCATAACATGACATAAATATTTCTCCTAATTATGTATTATTTAATTGATAACAATATTCTGTGGTGAATATCATTCTACAACTTGCAAAAGGGGCACTTTCACCAGTTGCTACAGTCTCTACTCTTGAGAGCCTAATATCTTCTACAGTAGAATCTAAAGTTCTGTCAGCCATTAGTGTATTTTCAATTGACTCCACAGCAATATTACGCTGTGTGTCTCTTTGTCTTCCACCAATAATCAACACAACTGCAATTTCCATACTGCCCATGCGTTGTAACCCAGTTGTTCCCATTGTCATAGTAATATCTTCAATGTCTTCATCTGTGGTTTCAATGTATACGGCTGGAAATGCTGTCTTGGCTAGTTCATTAGGATCAATTGGATCCCTTTCAACCTTACCTAGTTTCACACTGCGTTGAGCTTTTAATTCCTCAACTACTTTTGCTAGTATATCTTCTCTGCGTGCCATTATCTATACAACCTAGTTTGACTTACTTGTCTGACATCAGTTGATGGATCAATAGAACCATCTCCTTCAAAGTCATACTTGATACCTACACCAAATTGTAGTTCCCATTCTTCATTGTAGCGTTCTTTGTAAAACTCTAACTGTTCTCTAAACGGGTCCCCCTCTGGTCTAAATGTACTAAGTCTTGGTAGTATATAAGCATACATGGTATGATACACTGTGGCTTTAGTCCACTGTGCTTCAACTAACTTACTACTATCAAATTCAGTTCTGCTATAGAATTTGTTCCACCACTTGAATTGAATCATGTTAGTAACATCAGTCTGTGCCTTGGCCAGTTCTTCTGTCCAGTCATCAACACCTTGTTGGAATACTTCCGGTGCATATTCTTCTAAATTTGTATTTGTAGCAAATGCCATTTAACTTCTCCTGTATTAGTTTGTTACAGGGCTTAGAGCCCTGTAACTATTGTCTAATAATATTAGACTGCGTCTTGTACAATAATACCGCGTGTTGCGTCTAATGTATCAATACCAAATGCTGCTGAAGCAACAATGTCATTACCAACTGCTGCTGCTCTGCGTTCTACTTCAACATTAACGCCACCTTGCATAGCCATGCGTAGTGCGTCTTGTGAGAACACTGCAAATTTAGTGTTTGTAAGACCTGTGTTAGTATCATTCAAGTATGAAGAAACATAACATGGTACGCCTGCAACCATTCCAATGAAACCTGAACGCATAGCTGCGTTTTGAGTATCACCACCTGCAAATGCAGATGAACCAATTACTGACATAAAGCCTTGGTATGCTGCTGCTGAAACAACACAGTTAAGTGGACCAGTTTCACCTGCGCCTCTTACTGTACCAATTGCTTTGTACAATTCATCTAAAAGGTTAACACCTAAAGATTCTTGTGCTGTTAAGTTAGCCAATTCTGCTGAAACTAATGTGTCAACTTTAGCCGCAATTGCGTTACCCATGATTCTACCCATGTCAGCTGTGTCAATGCCACCTAAGTCACGCAAAACTGTTCTTGCTGCAATTAAGTCTAGTGCAATAGTTTTCTTTGTGTCTGCTGGTAATAGAGTTTCAAAGTCTACACCTGGTGCCGCTTCTGCTGAAATAGAGTCAGCTGTAACTGAACCCATAACTGCCACTTGTGCTGAGGCTGATCCTGCTGGAACGCTTACTGATGGAATTAATACACCTGGTAGGTATAATGAATTCTCTTGTGCTGCAAATACGGTTGCTGCTTGTACCGGGACCACCATTGCATCTAAGTTGATGCCTGATCCGTATGCTGAGTTTGCCATAATATTTTATCCTTTTATATTATAAAAATTAAACTTTGCCTTGAGCTTTCATCTTTTTATAGATTTCTCTGTGCTCTGGCTTGTTTAAATCAAGTTGTGCAAGATCAAAACTCTGTTGATCTTGATTATTTGTATTGCCTGTTGAGCCTGCCCCTGACGGACCTGCACTTTTGAAATACTGGTTACTTGATAAGAATTCTTCTACTAATTGATTTACACTCATAGGGTCTGCATTATCTGTATACCGTTGCTTTCCTTCAGAGTCAGTAACTATTACGCTACCATCATCACTTAATTGAATGTTACTTCTCAATAGTTGAGCTACATGATCAGGTGCAACACTTTTGGCTTTAGATGCCGCATCAATTAATGCACCATCAATCTTAATTTTTTCAAGCTCACTTCTAAGTCTAGTGATTTCACCATTTGACTTTTCTTGTTGCTTCTTAAGTACGCCTTGAAAGTCTTCCTTCTTGATCAGTTTCTCTTCCTCAACTTGCTCTTTCAAGCTCTTGAGTGCGTTGTATTCCTCTAAGTTAACATTTTCAAATTTCTTGTTAACTGCGGCAACACGCTTGCCAACTAATAAGTTTACTTCTTCTTGTGTAAAAGTCTTAGCGGCTTCAACCTGGGAGTCTATATTTTGGCCTGTTGCTGTATCCCCAGTGTCTACAGTTTCAGTTTGCATCTCTGCACCATGATTGTCAATTGTCATGTCAATATTCCTTTATTAAAGTTAGGGTTGGATACTATTGTATCTACTTCTTTATATCTTTATTTATCACTATTTATGATAAATTCTCATTAGGGTTCTATGGGGTTCCAGTAGTGTCTACAATTGTAGCCACCTGCAACAACAAAAGGATCACCAGGCTCTTTACCAGCCCAACTTTCACTGTCCCATACACCGTTAATCTCTTCTTCATTCATAATACTACCTACCATCCCACTACAGAATGGTCTTGATGTAGGACCAATAGGACCCACATATTCAAATGTTTCTATTTCATTGCGTTTGGCACGGGCCTTAGCAAATGTACTGTTAAAAGTTTGAACAACACTATCAACAACTGTGCTCATGCGTGTTCCCACGCTTGCGGCTGTGTTAACATTGCCAGGCAGATTGCGTTTGATACGGTTCTTTACACTGGCATATTCTGCGGCAGTGTATCCACCTGTTTTCATCATCTTACGCAATTGCCGTTGTGCTTTGCGTACAGCAGGATCATTTGATTCCATGTTTATTCCGCTTATTCTACCTCTAACTTGATTTATCAATGCTTGTGTACCTATACCTGCAACAGTTCCAAGTACTATTGTGTTAACAACATCTTCACCACCACTTGTCACAGCGGTACTTATTTGATCTTCACTTACATTCAACAGTGTACTTTGTGCTTGAATGTCAGCACTTTCTGTTGGAATGCTGCTTTGGCTCAAAAAATCACTGCTAATATTTGTTAATGGAGCTGCTGAACTCTTAATGCCAACTTTATTCACCCTCATGTGTAAAGCCCATTTCATCAAGTGCTAGGTGTTGTTCATATGTTTCTGCTACAACTGTCTTGCCACTCATAGGGTCTGTCATTTCATGTGGTTCAAAGTCTTCTTTATCCATATCTGTTAAGATTTCACTTTGTGTTTGATCATCATCAATAATTAATGCAACAACTTGTTTGCTTATTTCATTTTGGAACATCTTGTTGGTTACACCACTACTGCGTGCTGTTAATAACAATTGAAGTTCTAAGTGTTCATCTCTCATATCAAATGTATCTGGATAATCAATTTTGAAGTCTTCTGGCATACTTAATGCTTGCCAATCCAACCACATAATCCACATTTGGTATTCTGTTTCTTGTAATGTATCAGCAATATCACTTAACTTTGCGTTTAATAATTGACGCTCTGTTTGTAATGCAACACCACTCATTGGTGAGCCTGTTGTTGCTTGTATGCTTGATGTATGTGTCATGCGTTGTATTGCTTCCACACTATTCTGAATTGTTTTTAAGATACTATCTGTTGTACTCAAACTAGGTTGTAACAAATAAGGTTTCAATCCTGGATCAACACTTTCATCTAAGTTAAGTATTGCACCAGCACCTGCAACTGCATCTGTACTAGTTGGTTTAACTAATGTAGGATGACTTGCCACTCTCATATGTTGTTCAATTTCACTTGTACAATTGTATATGAACTTTTGGTGGTTGGCCACATCTGCTACTACTGAAATACCTACACCTTTTGTAGGGCTTTTAAGAGGTGCATGGAAAACAAATGGAATGTAACCCAATGGGTTTTCATGTTCTTCATAATGATCAATCTTCATCATTTCACCTTGGTCATCTTTGCTTACACGGTATTTGTGTATTCAATTGCTTCAGCTTGTGTTTGTACTTTGTATGCTGGTTTATCTACCAGTATCCAAGTACTTCCGTGTACCATTGCTAAATCATTGGCAGTCTTTAAGAAACTGTCCATGCTTTGTCCTTCTTGGTCTGTGTCATACAACCACGCATTAACTAATGGGTTGTTGATTAACAGTCCTAATTCTCTTTTTGGAAGTGTTCTAAATAAGAAACTTCTGTAAATATCTACAGTGGTTTGCACATGGTTATCTAATGGTGTTGAGTTTAATCTCTTTCCATACTGGTCTCCTGGTGCTTGGTTCTCACCAATGTACTGTGTTAAGTAACTACCACTTTTATACAATTCACCACCCACATATGATTTGTAATGATAATTAGCCTGTTCAGCCACTGCTTGGTAGCTTGGATGGGTTTGTTCTAGTTTTTCTAATGTTAACATAATTATATTTTCCTTATAAGGTAGTACTTTCAACAGTGATCAATTGTTGAGTCTATATTTGTTATTTATCCTTTTAATAATGCCCAAACAACTGAGGACTTCTGTCCAAGTGTTCTGGCTTATCTCTTCTTATTGGATTAATCCAATGTACTAAGTAACCTAGTGCATCATTCATGTGATCTAAGTTACCGCTTTTATCAGGAACTTGTGTTCCTTCTTTATAAGTTTGTCCACTTATACACTTGATTAAGTTCTTACACTTGGGGTCTATGTGTAGCTTTACACTACCATCTGTTGCTTTTAGACTTGCGTTAACTGCCGCAATTCTATCTTTTACAGGTGGATTAATATTCTTTACTTTAAGTTGAAACCCACTGTTTCTTAATATGTGATGATCACTTGTATTTGAACTAGTTTTGCGTGCTTGTCCTGACGCATCTGGATAAACCCATAACCTATTGTCTGGATAACGGTTTATCAATTCCTCTGCTAATTCAAATGTATTTGATCCATGCATACTAATCTCATCTATAACACTTATTTCATTGCCATTGACTCTGCAAATCATTGCAACAATTGGACTAACATTGAAGTCCATTCCCACATGTAATATTTCATTCTTCTTAAAGTCTACATCTTGTGGCTTTATGTGTGTAGCACTATCCCAATTGTAATAGATACTGCCTGCAAATGTTTCAAAGCTGGCTTCATATTCTTGCCTAAAACTTCTTTCATCTAATTCATTGCGTGCTGATTCAATCTCTTCTGGTAATACATTTCCACCAGCTATTGTTGAATATTGAAACGCACTATAATTCTCTTGTGAATGTGCACCTTGCCATAAGTCATAAATCCAACTACCTTTACCTTGTGGAGTTGTAATAAACATTGCACCACCTTGTCTGTCTGACAATGCTGGTCTACAAACTTCAGTCCACATCTTTTGGTCTATCATAGCTGCTTCATCCATTACCAAGTAGTCCATACTTACACCACGCAAGTTATCTGGATTGTCACCACTGCGTAAATATATTCTACTGTTATTAACAAGTACAATTTCTAAATTAGTCTCATTAATCTTCTTAGCCCAACGGGCTCTTATAAATTTTTCTTTAATGTCATCCCAAAGTATTTGTCTACACATTTTATATGTGGGTGCAACATAAAAGATCTTTGAGTTGGGAAACCTTGCATACTTTGCCATCTCATGCATACTTAAATAACTCTTTCCCCAACGCCTTCCTGCAACAACAACCTTAAATCTATTAGTGTCATCACTTACTTCTTGTTGAACATCACTAAGTGGCATGACATATTGTTTCAGTACTGTTTGAATCTACATACTCACCATTGTTAAAGTATACTCTTACTATTGTTTCTTTGCGTAAGTATTCACCTTCTACATAATAACTGTAAAACTCTTGTCTCTTTAATCCAAGTCTTGGTTGATCCAAGTGTAGGTTATTCTCTGCATCATTTATATGTTTCTTCATTTTACTTTTCCTTGTTGTTTCCACTGTTTACATACAATCCAAAGAATGCTGC